CTGGAGGAAATACTCTGACAAATATTGATGTTGCTTTAGATAGTGACACAGCGGTTTGTGATTTTTCTAACTCGAGCTGGACTTCTGCTACATTCACTGCACGAGGATTATTACTTTATAATACTACTGTTATTACAGGATTTACAACTAATCGATCAATCCTTGCTATTAATTTTGGTGGAGATAAAACTGTAACTTCGGGAACATTTACTATTGAATTTCCAGCAGCAGGCGCATCAACAGCGATCATACAACTAGCATAAGGAGTCCTTCCTTATGGCTAATACTTGGAATCAAGCCTTAACAACCTGGGGTCAGAATACTTGGGGTCAACAAGCTGACGTCACTATTACATTAACAGGTCTTTCATCAACTTCATCACTTGGAACTGTAGTCGCTTATCCTGAACAAGGATGGGGGAGTGATTATTGGGGAATTGAAAATTGGGGCGAGTCCGCAATAACGGTTCCTCTTACAGGCCTCTCATCAACTTCAACTTTAGGAACACCTACTACTACTCAACTTACAATTGCTAGTTTAACAGGTATTTCCTTAGCCGCTTCTGTAGGTACTCCAGTCGGAAGATCAGATGTTTCTTTTGCACTAACAGGTATTTCAGCTACTCTTTCTGATGGGTCGTTGAATATAGAAATTGGTGTGCCTCTCACAGGACTTTCAGCGACTTCTTCTGATGGAGCGCCAACGATAAGATCTTATAATACAACTACTCTAACTGGAATTTCTGCTACTTCGACAGTAGGCTCCGTTACTATTAGTTCAAATCCACTGGTTCAACCAACTGGAATTTCAGCAACCTCTTCTCTTGGATCAGTAGTTACAGAAATAGGAGTACCCCTTACTGGCATTTCAGCCGCATCTTCAGTCGGCTCGGTAACTATATCTACCCTTACTTCTGTCTCTCTAACAGGGATTGCGGCAACTACGAGTGTCGGCGAAGCCTATGCAGTTCATTATGCAGATATTGACACGGGCTCAAATACTTCGTATTCTAATATTTCCACTGGATCAAATAGTTCATATTCTAATGTTGCAACTGGATCCAATACCAGTTATACAGATGTAACCGGAAAAGAAGTAGCTTAAGGAAATTATGCCATCAACATATAACAATTTAGGTATCCAATTAATGGCCACTGGCGAAAACGCCGGTACATGGGGTACAAAAACAAATACAAATTTAGATTTAATCGCGGAAACATGGGGCTATATCTCTATTGATATGGCTGATGCCGATGTTACATTAGCCATGACCGATGGCGCCGAGGCTAATGGAAGAAATTTTATTCTTGAACTTACAGGCGATTTAGCAGCCAATAGAACTTTAAATATTCCGGCAAGCGCTGGAACAGGTCCCGTTAGTATTGAAAAAGCATTTTTAGTTTTAGATAAAACTACTCGTACGGCTTCCAGGACTTTAACTTTTAAAGTGACCAGTGCTACAGGGGTAATCATTCCTCCGAATTCTAACATTTTCTGTTATCATAATGGAACCGATATTTTAACTTCAGGTATGTTAAGTACCAGAGGATCAGCAGCAACTTTAGCTACTCAGGCACAATTTACTTTTCCAGCAGCAGATGGATCAGCTGATCAAATATTATCAACAGATGGCTCTGGGGCTTTAAGTTTTGTCACTCCAGCAGCAGCAGGAATCTCAACCGGGAAAGCTATTGCAATGGCAATGATTTTCGGATAATAACAATAAAAGGAATTATTTATGGCAAATCCAAATATAGTAGATGTCGCAACCATTCTCGGTGGTAATGCCGGCTGGAATTTAAGCGCAACTTTAGATGCAACTCTATTAACAGTTACGGCTGAATATATTTTAAAAATTAATCGAATTGTATGTGCAAATGTTGATGGTGCAACAGCATTTGATTTAAATTTATTAGTTTCTGGTATGGGATCAGGCACAACAGGAATTACAACAACAGGGGCTGATTCCGATGTTTATTTAGCAAAAACAATTTCAGTTCCCGCTGATTCAGCATTAGTTGTTACAGACACTCCCATTTATTTAATGGAAGGCGATATTTTAAAAGGTGGCGGCTCTACGGTTAATAAATTAGATCTATTCATCTCGTATGAAACGATAATCGATTAGGGGGTAATATAATTTTATGGCTAACGGTGGAATTATTGGACCCACAAACGATCCTACTGGTGTAGGAGCACCTAAAACTTCAACTTTTAATGCTCCGGGTTGTTTTACCCAAGGCAATGCATGTTCAACTACAGCTAATGTTTTAGTGGTCGCGGGTGGTGGCGGAGGTAATGGTAACCAAGGTGCTGGTGGTGGTGCTGGTGGTTATCGTACTTGTACATCTTATACTATCGATGGATCAACATATAAAGTCACAGTCGGTGCAGGTGGTTGTGGAGCGGCCGGAGCAGGAGGCGCTGCCGGAGGCTCTGGAAGCGTATCTAGTTTTAACACATGTTGTGGCTGTGCTACTGGAGCAAAAGTCGAATCGGCCGGTGGTGGGGGTTCAAACGCTACTGGTGGATCAGGCGGAGGACAAGGAGAAGGTGGAACTGCAGCTGCTGGAAATACTCCACCAACATGTCCTCCACAAGGAAATCCTGGTGGAGCTGGTTCAGGCGCGGGTGGTGGCGGCGGTGGAGCTGGCGGTGCTGGAGGACCTCATGCAAGCCCCGGTCCACCTGCTGGTGGTGGTCTAGGAGGCGTAGGATTAAATAGCTGGCCAGGAGATTGTACTTTTCGTGCTGGTGGTGGAGGTGGCGGATCTTATAGTGGATATACGGCAGGAAAACCTAGTGAAAGCCCATGTGGAACAGGGGGAACAGGAGGAGTTCAAGGATGTGCTTCGCAGCCTGCTCCAGCTCCATATACGGTTGCACAAGGAGAAAATGGAACCACAAACACAGGAGGTGGTGGAGGAGGTGGTGGATATTCTAATTCTCCACCTACAGGTGCTGTTCCAGGAGCTAATGGAGGTTCAGGCGTCGTTGTTATAGTCGAACCAGCGGGATCGACAACGTATACTGCTTCAGGTGTATGGTCGATGCAAGAACAATATGATAATGCAGCGGCGGGAACATGGCCTACATAGAGATATCAATATGGCACATTTTGCACAATTAAAAGAACAAACAGATCCCACAGGTTTTACCAACAATACCCATCTCGTGGTAACATATGTTATGGTAGTAAGTAATGATGTTTCCACTGCAGCAGGTCCTTTAGGAGAAAATGATATGCATGTAGATGGTGAAACTTGGTGTACGAACTTTTCTGGTAAAAATACAACTTGGAAACAAACTTCTTATAATCATAATTTTAGAAAACAATATGCAGGAATAGGTTCTATCTATGATCCTATTAAAGATATATTTATTCGTGCGCAACCTTTTGCATCATGGTCTATAGATGCTAATAATGACTGGCAACCTCCAGTCAAATATCCCACTATAACAACATATGGAGAAGGGGAAGATAGGAAAGGTTATTTTATTAGTTGGGATGAAGCTAATCTACGCTGGATCGCAAAAGATATAGCAACCCCACCAAACTCATTTAACTGGGACCCTTCAAACTTAGCTTGGGCGCCTGCATAGAGTATTTTGTAGTTTCTTTTTAAATCTGATATAATTTTCATTAGCAGTAATGAAAGACTTTATATTTACATCTTCCTTTGGATACACGTCTCATCAATTTTCTTTTAATCAAGAACTTGAAACCTTTGCTTTAAAAATAGAGAAAGAATCTCCCTCTATAAATCGTAGTAATCAACATGGATATCATAGTCCTTATTTAGAGATAGACCCCCTGATTAAAAAATTCTATGATGGCATTAGACCTGAGGTTCATGCTTATACTGACAGTCTACATGTTACAGCTCCTTACAACATTTATTTTGATAAACCTTGGATTAATATTAATAGAAAAGGTGGCTCTAATGTTCCGCATAATCATCCTGGTAGTTTTTTAGCGGCCACTTATTATATTAAAACCCCTCCTTTATGTGGGGACTTATGTTTTCATAATACCCGTGCGCCTAATCTTTTTTCCTTAAAATATTCTCAATATACTAATGAAAACTCTTCTGTCTGGAGAATAAGCCCCGCGATAGGAAATTTAATTATTTTTCCCTCGGATCTATTACATACGGTAGAGCCTAATCAGTCCGATGAACCTAGAATTTCTTTATCTTTTAATATGGATATAACTCAAAAAAACTAATGACATTAAATACCGAGTTTATTACACGCATGCGTCAACTTCATAGGCCAACCATGGGTACGGAAGTTATGTCCCCGCTCCTTTATTGGCTTATTCGTTTTATACGCGCGCGTCGCGTCCTGGAAATTGGTGGAGGTTATTCGTCGCTATTTATTCTCAAGGCTCTTGCAGATAATGTCACTCAGCATAAGATTGAAGTTGAATCCTCTCAAAGTCCCACTCATCCTTATTTTCATGCTGATTATTACAATACGAAGTATGCGCCTTGTCTACATACCATCGATCTTTTATGTCATCCGCAAACATCCGCCAATCTTGTAGAGTCTACTGCTAAAGAACTTCAGTTAGAATCCTATCTTCATTTTCACCGAGCTGATTTCCGTGGTTATTCAAAACATTTTAAGCTTCCTTTTGATTTCGTTTGGATGGATGCAGGATCATGGGAATTTTATCTTGCCTTCTTTAACGAGTACTGGAAACTTATTGATCCGGACGGAGGAATTTGGCTCATTCACTCGACCCAAACCAATGTTCAAGGTCTCGATTTTGTTGAGAGACTTAAAAAAATGCAGCTAAAAGGAACCGAAGAGTTTGAGCTCGTAAGCTTCCTGGAACCACACAAATTCTCACAGAATAGCTTCACCCTTGTCCGTCGTACAAGTAAGTTGAAGAGAAGGGTCTACTCACAGCAAGCCTAATGAAATGGAATAAACTTTATAAATATCCACCCAGTACTCGTTCCTTGATAGAAGGCAACCGGCACTATGATGTGAGTATGGATATAACTCAAAAATGAATTTATTAAATTACTATTGGTATTTTAAAAAAGCGGTCCCGGATCATATTTGTGATGAACTAATAAGATATGGATTACAGCAAAAAGAACAAAGGGGTGTCACGGGAGGATATGGAAATCCTTCCACTTTGAAAAAAGAACAAATTAAAGATTTAAAAAAGAAAAGAGATTCTAATGTTGTTTGGTTAGGCGAGAATTGGATTTATAAAGAACTTCATCCTTTTATTCATAATGCCAATGCCCAAGCCGGTTGGAACTTTGAATGGAGTAGTTCTGAAGCTTGTCAATTTACTAAATATGAAAAGGGACAATATTATGATTGGCATTCTGATAGTTGGCAGCAACCTTATAATAAACCCCATGATCCTATGAGTCATGGTAAAATAAGAAAATTATCTGTGACTCTTTCTTTATCCGATGAAAAGGATTATAAAGGGGGAGAACTGGAATTTGATTTTAGAAATTTAGATCCCGGTAAAGACAGTACTAAAATATGTAAAGAAATTGGTCCCAAAGGATCGATGGTAATTTTTCCTTCTTTTGTGTGGCACCGAGTTAAACCAATTACCGAAGGATCAAGATATAGTTTAGTAATATGGAATTTAGGAAAGTCTTTTAAATGAAAAAGAAAGAAGAAATAAATAAACCCGATGTTCTTACTACAGAACATTATTTTGCTTCTCCTGTTTATTTTACGGATAAACCTGAATGGGTAGAGACTTTAAATAAAGCTTCTGATCCTTTTATTACGAAAGCTCGAGAGAGTAATATGGATTTAATTAAAAAACGAAATAAAACATTCGGAGATAAGGGAGAACATCCATGGGTTCATCATTCTCAGACTTTAATGGGAAATCCTGACTTTAAAGTTTTACAAGACTACATTGGAACAACAGCCTGGAATTTATTAGACGGTCAAGGATTTGATTTAACTAACCATGAAATCTTTATTACTGAACTCTGGGTTCAAGAATTTTCGAAAGACGGAGGAGGGCATCATACCTTGCACACGCATTGGAATGGTCATATCTCGGGATTCTTTTTTCTAAAAGCCAGTGAAAAAACATCGATGCCCGTCTTTGAAGATCCTAGACCAGGACGGTTAATGAATCTTTTGCCTCAAAAAGATCTCAACAAAATTACTATGGCTTCTCAGGCAGTTAATTATGAAGTTAAACCGGGTCGCTTAATATTTTTTAATTCCTACTTACCCCATCTATATATGGTCGATAATGGTTATGAACCTTTTCGTTTTATCCATTTTAATATGCAAGCCTTTCCCAAAACTATAGTAGGATTTCGACATGATCAAAAAAAGTAAAATAATTCATCTTCCTAAACTTCATAACGTGATGGGAACTTCTCGTAATGCGTATATTAAAGCGATGCTAAAGCACCCTCGCCCAAAACATCCTACTGATTTTGTAGAAACTTTAATTGATGAAAAAAAAAAACAATTGATGAAAAATAAAAAACGTGATGAATGAATACCAAAAAAATAAATATAAAATTTTAAGAAAAGCTATCGCTCCTGAACTGGCCAAGTTCTGTTATACTTATTTTTTAAATAAACGAAAAGTGGCAGCTTTCCTTTTTAAGCATAAATGGCTTTCTCCTTTTGCCACCGAGTGGGGAACATGGAGCGACGGTCAAATTCCTAATACTTATGCTCATTATGGCGATGTCGTTATGGAAACATTGCTTAAAGACCTTCGAGTAAAAATGGAAGAAGAAACTGGTTATAAATTACAAGAATCTTATTCTTATGCACGCATCTATAAAACGGGAGATGTGCTGCATCGACACAAGGATCGTTACTCTTGCGAAGTTTCTACCACTTTAAATTTAGGAGGAGATCCTTGGCCTATTTATCTGGAGCCTTCAGGAGAAACAGGCAGGGTTGGAATTAAAGTGGATCTTGAACCCGGAGACATGCTTATTTATTCTGGATGTGAAGTAGAACATTGGCGTGAAGGTTTTCCAGGGAAAGATTGTGGTCAAGTTTTTCTTCATTATAATGATACAAGTAAAGAAACAGCCAAAGATAATATATACGATACGCGTCCTTTCATAGGACTCCCTAGTTGGTTTAAGAACTTTAAGTTGCCTCCTCAGAAGAAATAAGATATATAGAAGTCTGGCGTGGGGGATTTTTCCACCACAAAGGTCTTCTGCGCCTACTCTAACCAGTTGATATCCTCCTTATTCTGGTATACTCATAATTTAAAGAGATTTTTATGCTGCAAAAAATAGGCTTTATGCCAGGCTTTAATAAACAAGTCACCCCTACTACTGCTGAAGGACAATGGATTGCTGGTGACAATGTTCGTTTCAGATATTCTACTCCTGAAAAAATAGGAGGGTGGGCTGAATTAGGAGAAAGTTATTTAACAGGCCCCGTACGAGCGATCCATCATTTTGTTGATAATATAGGCATCAAGTATGCCGCCCTAGGAACAAACCGAATTCTATATGTTTATTCAGGAGGAATTTTTTACGATATCCATCCTATTAAATCGACAACTACTTTAACCAATGCTTTTTCAACCGTAGGAACGAGTCCAGGTCCGGCTACCGCTGCTGTCACGCTTACTTTTTCTACTCCTCACGGAATCAATGTAGGAGATATTATTCTTTTAGATGGCTTTTCTACCATTACTGGATCTAATTATGTAGCCGCTGATTTTGATGATAAAAAATTTATGGTCACGACAGTGCCCACCACGACGACTTTAACCATCACGATGCCGTCTGTTGAAACAGGCGCAGGTGCAACTACTTCAGGAGGTATTCGAGTTCAAGCTTATTATACCGTAGGTCCAGCTCAACAGCTGGCCGCTTATGGTTGGGGTATAGGACAGTACAGTGGAACGGTTGCCGGGGAAATTGATACAACTTTAGATGGAGCCTTATTAGCTGATACAGCAGGAACCGGAGGAGCTGGAACGTCAGTCACGTTGGCTTCCACGACAGGATTTCCAACGACTGGGCTTGTTTTAGTCGGGGCCGAACTGATTAGTTACACTGGAATTACAGGCAATGATTTAACAGGAATTACTAGAGGAGCTTCAGGAACCGCGGTATCAGGCACCACAGGAAGTGCCCATTTGGATGGGGCAACCGTTTATGATGCCGACGATTATGTAGGCTGGGGCGAAGCGGCTTCGGGCGACTATGTGATTGAACCCGGTATGTGGTCTTTAGATAATTATGGAACAAAATTAATTGCCTTAATTGTGGGAAGCGCCTGTTTTGAATGGGATTCTTCCATAGCAGCCGCAACCTCTACCCGTGCTACGATTATTTCAGGCGCTCCAACAGCATCAAGAGACATGCTCGTTTCAACTCCCGATCGACACTTAGTCTTCTTTGGAACAGAAACCACGATCGGAGACACCTCGACTCAAGATGATATGTTTATACGATTTTCTACTCAGGAAGATATTACCGATTATACACCCACGGCAACCAATACCGCAGGTTCACAAAGATTAGCCGACGGCTCAAAAATCATGGGAAGCTTAAGAGGCCGTGATGCGATTTACATTTGGACAGACACCGCGATGTTTACCATGCGTTTTGTGGGTACTCCCTTTACCTTTGCTTACGAACAAGTGGGAACTAACTGTGGTCTCATCGGTAAAAATGCCTGTGTGGAAGTGGACGGTGCCGGTTACTGGATGTCCGAAAATGGTTTCTTTAGATACACCGGTCAACTCGAATCCATGGACTGTTTAGTCGAAGACTTTGTTTATGATGATATTAACACCAACTCTAATCAACTTATTAATGCAGGTTTGAATAATCTTTTTGGAGAAGTGATATGGTTTTATTGTACCGACGGCTCTAATGTAGTAGATGCCATGGTCTCTTATAACTATATTGATTCTTCTCCTCAACGAGGAATCTGGACCACAGGAAGTTTAAATCGAACGGCGTGGGCCGATTCAGCCGTCTTTGGCAAGCCGCATGCAACCTATTATGACGAGGGAACGGATACCTCGTTTGATGTGGTTGGGAATACCGATGGCATCAGTACCTATTATGAACAGGAAACAGGAAACAATCAGATTTTACGAGGAGTGAGTACCGCCATTACTTCTAATATTGAATCGGGAGATTTTGATATTACCCAGGATAAAAACAAGGGAATTACTTTTAGAGGAGATGGAGAATACTTCATGTCGATCCGGAGATTTATTCCTGACTTCTTAACTCAAATAGGAACCACTAGAGTGACCTTATATTTAAGAGATTATCCTAATACAGCTCAAGTGAGTTCAACGTTAGGACCTTTTGATATTACCTCGAGTACCACGAAACAAGATACACGGGCGCGAGCTCGATCGGTCGCTTTAAAAGTTGAAAATACTGCTGTAGATGAAACTTGGAAGTTGGGAACTTTTCGGTTAGACATACAAGAGAGTGGAAGAAGATAATGGGATTAATTACAAAAGGAATGGGTGTCGTCCTCAAGCACATTAAAAAAGCAAAGCCTAAAAAACCTCTTAAAACTATATATAGAGTGAAACCAGGGGTGGACATAAGTCAGTATAAACGATCTAAGAAACATAGGTGGTCAAAAAAAATTGGTGTTGAGGTTGAGAGGGAGTCAGGAAAAGCGCTACAACAAGCAGGCTCAGGCGTAAATATTAAATTTAAAAAATCGGGTATGCCTTATGTTCCAAAAGGAGAAAAACCTAGTATACTAACAAAAGCAAAAGGTTGGTCTGAAATCGC